GTCATCTGGAGAAGGAATAATACCCAGAGGGTATAATCCTAATTCAGAACACTGTTCGAAGAAGATCTTCTCAATTTCCTTGGAAAAGTCGTTAAAGTCATCGACCTCCTTTGGTAAATCAAACTCTTTTGGTTTAAAAGAGGAACCCAAATTCTTCTGAAAAGTATTTGGATCAAACGCTATGGGATCAAAATTAAGATTGATATACTGAAGGAAATCGGGACGAACATCGAGATCCATGAGAGACACAAGGTGTTTCACAGTTTTCTCGGTATTTGACGACAGATTCATAGTGGTTAATAGGAATTCCCTTCGGAACGTATCATACCCAAATTCTTGACCTCCTTGGAGGTATCTAGATAAAAAAAGTGAATCAATAGCTACCTGTAGCTCTTTCTTTACCTTTTTATCAGAACAAGGAATTTGGTATGCATGCAAGAAATTTAAGGAAGGCATTGACCTCAGAGGTTGATCGAGAAGTAAATCTCGTAGCCCCGGATGAGTCATGCAACGTTTCGTGACCTTCTGAATATCAATCGGGCTTAAAAAGTCCTCATGAAATTCACTTGGGTCAACGGGTTCGTTAAAAATCCTTTCTTCCTCTCGCATGCTTGATACGTTTCTTTCCCTCGTTGAGAGATAAGGAATTGCAATACAGTCCTTCAAGGGCTCCATTTTCTTAAACAAGTCGTGTAAGTAACACAGCTTCGCTGTACGCTCACTCTTCTTTGTTTCTAAGGGTTTACCCCAAGAAAATGAAAGTCCCCCATGACTGACTGGAACCGAAATGCTCCGGACCGTTCTAGATAATTTTTGTCGGTTAACCGACTTAAATAAATCTTGAACGGATTCTGGAGAATCTTCCGGCATTGCGAATTCCAAATCTCTTAAACACTCGCCAAGAATGCGACTACGTCTATCTAGGATCATCTGTTTTCCTGAACCTACAACAGTTCCTCCCACAATAAGTTGGGAGTTCACCGTCCCGAAAACGGGATGAATGTAGTTCTTACCTGGGGAAAGATCTAGTCCGAATTCTCGGACTGTTTCTCTCCATTTAGGGTAAGTGTCAGGATGAGTTCTCATGAGGATATCGTCACCATTTATTAAATAATTGGAAGACGGTACTCCAGAAAACTCGGCAGTACAATCGTTTAATAGGCA